ACGTCTGGTGCAGAAATTGCTACGGTTGGTGCTGATGTGTAACCAGACCCGCCTGCGCCTACTGCGATAGATGCAACTTGGTTGTTCTGCTGGTCAACAATTGTACCAGAGTTCAATGCAATATTGCCTGTACCACCGAATGTCAATACATCATCTTCTGATACAGTTTGTGATGCCGCTGTAAATCTCAGTGAGTTTGCAGTTGTACCTGTACCTGTATAAGTCAATGTGTAGTTACCATCACCATCACCGGATTCGTCACCATTAACAACAGTGACTTGTGGTGAACCAGTTACGGTCACTTCTTCGTTGAACTGTACTTCGACAGTAATTGTTTCAGTACCGTCATTCAGTTCAGTTGTGATAAATTCTACTGAAGTAACTTCAGGAACATTAAGTTTCGCTGATAAGTTACCAATTGCTACAAGCACTTCTTCCAGTCCAGTAGATGGATTTCTGAAAACCCAACCGCGAGGATCGGCGAAAGTGTCTGCTTTCTGTGCGTCAGTCAAAAACTTTGGTTTTGCTTCCGCAGTGTCGTTTGCGCCCCATGAAGACATGTTTATTTCTCCTATTTGTTTATTAGAAACCGTGTTTCTTTAAAGTATTTATAGTTCTTTTAACGTCAGTGTGATGAATACCTATACCACCTGCCGCTTCCCATTCACGAATATTTTTGATATAATCATCAATCAATATGTTTGCAATACCATCTTGCACTGCGTATTTCTGTTTGTCTTCTCGTTTGACAAGATTTATGCGTTGCTTCGGTATCATCAAATTCTTTTTAATCCAGAAGTTCTTACCATCTTTGCAGTTTTTATCCCAGTTTGCATAAGCAGACAAGATATGAGGTTGACTAGATTTGACATAACGATACAGTTGTTGACCGCCTGGCATCCAGTCTAACTCATGCCAGAAGCGAGGATTCTGTTCAATTTCTGCTTTGATTTTACCTTTACCTTTATTATTCAAATCGGGTGATGTAAAATCTTCTCCAGTAGTGTCAGCGACACCTTTAATGAAGTCTGCTAAAACTCCATCCATGTCTAAGAATATCTTCGCTTGTCCTTTTTGTTCAAACTGCTTTAATGTAATCATTTATTCATCTACTTCTTTCGGTTTATCTTTTACGTTGTGACTTACTTTCATGACTGTCTCTCTCAAGTTGTCAGCGAAAACCAAATTCAATCGATTTGTAATCTCATGGTCTGGTGTTTCTTTTATCTTCAACTCTATATTAACATCATTATCACAAAAGTCAAGACCTAAATCACGAACTTTCTTAATAAAGTTAAACCACAAATCTTCTACTTTAGGAACATCTTCCCTTGTAAATTGCTTTGCCATTGAACTGTCTGTGACTGAATCCGATTAGTCGGATTCGTTGTCACCTTTCCAATTCTTATCGATATAGTCAAAGAATGCTTTTTTATCTCCTGCTGATAGTTCTGAAGGTGAACTTACACCTCTTTTCTTCAGTTCTTTTGCAAAAAACTTTTGATAAGCACTTTGGTCTTTATCTTCGATTGTCGGACGCTCTCTCTCTTTTAAGATGAACGGATTACCAATTCCTAAACTCATTTTTTTTCTCCTTTAGGTTTCTCGCCACGCTCTTTTTTAGAGATTGCGATTGCCGCTTGTTGTGCGGGACTTACTGCTTCGACTTTATCATGGTCGATATTAGCATGAAGTGATTTCATATCTTCATGCGTTGCTGATAGTTTATTTTGCATCCACTCAGGAAACTCGCCACCATTCTTAATGTGGTCCATAATTTCATTTGCGGCATACGCCATGAACTTTAACTGTTGCATCGCCATTGAACTTTCATCTGGTGATGCTGGTTCATCTTGTTCAGGCACATACTCTTCTCCTTGTACTTTTCTAGCAAGGTCTGCATCTGCTTTGCCCCATGTACCAGAAGATTTAGTGACAAATGAATTAACTCGCGCCATACCCCATTGTTGTGGAGTGGTACCTGGACGATGACCACCTTTCCAAGCGGCAACTCCTCTATCATATACTTTCTTCAATACACCAAGAGGCATACCAGACTTGTCTGCCTTTTTCTTCAGACCTGCTTCTGCACTCTCAGTCATTTCTTCTGAGTACATTTCATCCATAGTCTGACGCATTGATTTGTAAATTGTTTTATCTGTCATTTATCTTCCCAAATCTTTATTTTAAGATTTCCTTTTCCTTTTATTACTCTGTGATACTCTAATGCTGGTATCTTATAAATCTTTCCTTTTATCAGTTCTTCAGGTAGTTGATTATCTAACTGCAACTTCCACCCTTCACCTTCTAAAATTGTTATCTCTCTATTGTATTTATCCCTATGCCAAATCAACTCTGCATCTTCAACATCTTCGCTGAAAATACGTTCATCTCCTCTATCGGTGTAGGGTTTACCAGAAGAAGTTTCCGCCACCAGATAATCCTAACTGCTTTGCATAATAAGGCATACGACACGCCCAATAACCGGGTTTTGTCTTGTCTTTCTTAGTGCTACATTGATGTCGTGCGGCGAATGACTTTCTTGCTTCTGGATCATTTAGTTTAATCTTCAGACCAGTAGTATCACCCCAACTGACTTTTTTGATATTACCAGATGATGGGTCTTTCACATACACATAGTACTTCTTAGGTCCACCTGCTTTAGGTTTGTTTAATTCGGGTTGCTTTTCTTCTTCCATCATTGGACAGTCAAGTGGTACATGATTACCTTCATACATTGCAAATGAACCAATGTCACTCTCAAGCAACTCTCTGTCGAAACTATCTAAATCACTTCTATCAATAGATTTTTTCCATTCATTGAATGTCTCGTAATACATCTCAGAACCCACACGATATTCATTTGCCTCTATCAGTCTGGACTCCTGTGTATTCTGATTGCGTAATCTTTCTTGTTCTAGTTTCTTTAGTTTGGGTTTCACACGCATAGCAATACGATTAATCAGTGCGCCTTTACCTTGCATTCTTTTTTCTACTGCTTGCTTTTCTGCAAAACTCAACTCATTATAGTTCTTACCCTTAATGAATTTTTTACGAATAAGATTTCTAGCATGACGTTGCGCTCTTGACTGTAACTTCTCAGGTGAAGACGGTCTTTTCAGCGCAATTTTTCTTGCTCTTGCAATCTTACCTTTTAGTCTACGCATTTGTTGACTGCGCTTAAATCTCTGCGCTGGTGTTAGAACTTCATTCACCCATTTGTAGTTATCATCAATAACACCTTTTTCTTCGCCATCACGATTGATACGCAATTCTTCATCATCGTCATCGTGGTCACCATCATTATCCAAGTCTGGATACAAATCAGGCAAATCTTCGATTTCATTATATGCATCAATTATCTTTTCAAGTTCTATTGCTAATGCATCGTCATCATCACCTTCAACTTGTTCAGTATCTTCTAAAAATAAATCGATGTTCCACTCTTCATCCAATTCAAGTTCTTCACGAACTGTAATAGGAAAATTAAGTTGCTTCATAACTTTAGAAAATACATCAAACTTCGATAAATCAAATCTTTTATCGCCTTCAGCATTTTTCTTGTTTACAAACTTCATAAGTTCTCTAGCAACTTCAGGTGTAACTTTAACAACTTTACCACCATCTAACTTAACATCTTTTGGTCTTTTATCTCTGTTAGTTTCAATATTTGATAGTACTTTTTGAATAGGACTCTGCTTTACTGGTTGCTTTTTCTTACGCAAGAATTCACGCAACCCATCTTCTTCAGCATGTGTAATTCGACTTTCATCAACTTGTGGTTTATCACCTGCTTTGGAACGATACCACATCTTAATCTGTGGGTCCATCAGACGCTTACCAATAGAAAACTTTCTTGCATCTCTGAACATCTTCTGAAGACGCTGTTTGACTTCTTGCTTATTTGCACCAGCAACTAGCATTGTACCGATATCTTCAATCTCTACTTCAAATGCAACCTCTGCCGCTTCTGCAAGTGTCTGTTCTGATACTAGTCTAGCAAGAACTCTTGCATCAATACCTTTAATCTGTTTAGCAACAACAGCGGCATAATATGCAGGGTCATGCTTCAACTTCTTCATACCACCTGCTTCTTTTGCTTTGCGGTCTAAGATTTGCTGTAATAATTGCTGTGCTTTATCGTAACCACGCTGATTAGTATATGTTCCTAATAGGTCAGTCAACCACCGTGGCATCTCATCTAACTGCTGATGCTCTTTGAAAGATAGTGTTTCACCAAACATCGCTTTGAATTTCTTAGTGTGCGTTGAAGGTTTTGTCTTTGCTGTAGCATCTCCAGGTGCTGGTTTGTAAGCACTTGGGTCGTCATCTGATTTCTCTGCGCCCTTCTTGAAATGTGCATCTCTGGCAGATTTGGTAGACTTGGACTTGAGTCCTGCAAAGTATTTTGCTGGTTGTGTACCGTCTTTATCGGCGATATCTTTATCTTGTCTAACTTCGGTGTCATCGTCTTTCGCTGATTTCTTTTCTGTAAGGTCGGATAACCACTTTGTATGTACATTACCATCTGCTCCTTTGCAGTACAAGAAGTTTGTACCTTGCTCTACAATTTCGTATTCTTTGTTCTCATTCATATCATAGACTACATCGCCTACGTTGAAGAGTTCACCAACTAAATATGCTTCACGCAATTCATCTCTGTCAAAAATTGCACTATCACTGATAGAATACACTTTGCGAATTTCGTTGTAGATTGCAGTCTTTTCTCTATCTGATAGTTTAGATGCTAGTGCTTTCTTAAACGTATCAAGTTGACCAGTCTTCGCAAGTTCACGCAACTTAGTACCAGAGATACCTTCAACACCTTTTGCATTAGGGTCACGCTTGCCAGCAGAGACGGAATCGATTGAGTTAAAATTGAATTCTTTTCCATTGTACTTCTTAATAAGATTGACCATCTCAGCATCGCGGTCTTCACCAAATACTAATACAATATCAGTGTAACCATCTGCTTCTAATTCTTTTGCAACTTCGATAATTGTTCTTGCTCTCGACTTCACAAAAATGCCGAATGCTTTCTTAGCATACTTTGCTTTACTATTATAAGTCAAAGGGTCTTTTTCTTTGTTGCTTGTATGAGACAAGTAAAGACGGGCATCGGCGCCTCGCGTCTTTGCTTCTGATTTGATTTTGTTTACAAGTTTCTCATGTCCAATAGTAGGAGGATTCATTCTACCGAATGAGAATACAACTTTTTTCTCTTTTGCTTCCTTCAGTCTTTGCTGAAGTTCATTAAACTTTAGTGTCATTTTTTCACCCAATTTTTAGCGGCAGTGAAGTTAGCACGACTGAACTCTAAGCGGTTCACTAGTTTAACTGCATTACCCTTTAATCTGTCCACTGCCACAAACCCCTCAGGTTCTGTGGTCTTTAATCCATCATTTGTTCTCAGAAATGTCCCAATAGATTTCACTTTCGACAATTTCTGCACCAATACATTCTTAGCGTCCATAATATAGTTATACAATAAAGTAGCATTCTGCAAATCTGCAGTTTGCTTTTCAATCTTATTCAGTCCATCTTTCTTAATCTCAGTATACTTCTCTTTAGCACCTTCTGATTTTACACTTTCAATCTTCTTGTCTAACTTAGTAGTCCAATAAGTCTTAAAGTCAGCAACCATAGTGTTACTGTCAGGTAAATCATCGGTACTTCTGAAGTATGAGTTCAGATGAACCTTAAAGTTAGTTGGAATAGCGAATTGGTTCTTTTCATCAAAGTCACCTGCCATCTTATCTAGATAACTAGACACTTTAGGTAGAAGACTTTCAATCCGTTCGATGTAACCATTGAGATTTTCGGTTTCATCTTTAGTTAGTGTAACTGTGCCTGAAACATCTTTATATGAGGCATCATCGAACCAAACTGTCTTCGTTTTTCTCAACTTACTTATATTTATATTAAACGATGCTTTCATCGTCTGTAATGTCTTACCTTTATACTCTGTATGAAAGATAATACCCATTTTTGTTTTAGAAACAAACTTACCAAGAGGTCCGTTCTTAGGAATAGCATAGACAATTGTGTTAGGTTGAAAGATAATATACTCTTCACCTTCAATTGTCTTAGTCTGCAAGTCTGCTTTTGTATACATCATGTCACCTTGAATGACACCTTTGATACCTAACTTAGACAATTCTTTAAGTGCAACTTCAAGTTTTTCGACAAGACCACCTTGGTGGTTCTTTTTAATATCTGCACTCGTTTTGTTTAACTTAGGACTTGCATTGAAAACTGATTTAGTCGCAACAAAGAACTTACCATCTTCTGGGTCGACACCACAGAAAATAGCAGGTGCACCATCCCATTTAGTAGTGATGTTTACACCAGTTCGAACATTACTTGATAGCATGTTACGAACTTCTTTCAGGAAGTTAATAGCATTTTCTGCACCACTAGCACCATCAGTGATAATGGTTTCTTCGATATGTGTCAGATGCGTATTGCGGTTTTCTGACAACTGTTCTGTATGTTTCTTAAAACTAATCATGCTTATACTATAACACACTTTCGGTAAAAGTCAAGGGTTTTTTTCACTTTTTCTCATTTTTTTTATACTATGTGATATTTTTGTCACACATTATCCTAGTAACTTCTTGCCTGTCGCTTCTTTTGACGTATAGTCCAATAAGAAGTGAGTTGGTGCTATCCCTCCCTGTTTATTTCTTATATTTAGTTTAAAATCAAAGTACGAGTTTGAGAACTTCATATCAATACGTTTTGCTGTACCGTTTGTGATACCACCATAATATAAAGTAAACTTAGATGCATTGATATTCGCATACTTTTTATTTTGTTCTGTTCCTACCCACCAACAATATGCTTTACCGCCGCCTTGTCCATGAACCATCCAGTAGTTTGCGCCGATAGCAGACATGAGTAGATTTGTTAGAAGTGGTTTGTCAACAGCGGAAGTCACATCAACCACATGAGGCGTTGCCGCTTTCTGTCCAGTTCCATATAGATTAAATACTGCACAGAATGTTGCATTATCAATACCAAGTGCTTTGAGTAATTGCTTACCCATATCGTTTGTAATCATTCCTGCTTTTACTTCTGCTTCAGTGAATGGTTTACCAGCACCTTTTACACCAGTATTAACAAATGTCAATGTGCTTGAAAACTTTGCTGATAGATAACTCTCAGTTCTATCAGAATGAAAGACTGTTATATCAGTCAACTTTTTACCAACGTCTGCAGGATTACCTGGTCCGATTGCGACTTTACCATTCATCATAACGAATGGACGACTTTCGTTAGCACCGCCCATCTGCTTAATTTCTTTTACTGGTGAACGGTTCTGCTTACACACTGCAGACATTAATTCATGTGCTAGTTTAGCATGTGTGTCTGTGGACTCTTTTATTCCATTTGCGTAATTCACTAGTGAGTTTGCTAAGTCACGCTCAAACTTCAGTCCTTTATTTTCTTTCTTTCCGCCGGCAGGTTGTCCACCAAACTCTTCAGTCTTAGTCATCTTACCAATACCAATGATAGTAGTTCTCTCTTGTCCGGTATATTTACCTTTAAGTTCTACTTTTTGTCCAGCAGTATTATCTTTGAAACTTGCAATCTCTCTAGCAAGTTCATCTGCCAGACTTGGCATCGAACTAGGTGTTCGTAGGGTTTCTTTACCATTGATAATGATACCATCTAATTCGAAAGTACCATCTGGTGTATGAATAGTGTTTGAGCGACCATTCAACAGAAAAAGTTTTTCCATCAATATCTGTGGTCGCTCAATACCATATTTTGTAAACTCACCTAGTGGGAGTAATGACATTAAAAGATTCCTTTATTCCAACATGCTTTTGCAAGTGATGCTTGCATTGCGTATGCTTCTTTTTCCCAAGGTAGGTCATAATACTTCGTATCTGAAGCAACTGGTCTTTTCTTCCAAACCATCTGACCTTCTTTCATTTCATTTCGAACATACTGCTTGACATGCACCATCTCATGACAGATAGTCATAACAAGTTCTTTTATGTTAAGGTCTCTTGATATTTCTAATTGATACTCACGATTGTTATCTAGCATCATGCAGTAACCTACTGCATCATCGGTCATTTTACTGAACTTGACTTCAATTTCAATATTACGCAATCTAGGTAGTAGTTTTTGCAACATGAAATGCACGACATTATAAGCAATATCGCGCTTCGTTTTATTACTACCGACTACATCTACTACTAACATACAACCTCTCTTCTCAATATAGTTATATAATACTATACAAATTGGTACTTGTCAAGTAGTATTTATGCTTTTTTAAAGAAAGTGTTTCTCATAAATGAAGGAATCTGCCAGTCTTCGAACCCTGTTCCTGTGTTTAGAATATCACATTTATGCTTTGCTTCAATTCTTTTAGGACTGACTTCAATAATATCATCGTATTTGGTATCATGAATACACCAAATATTTCTACTACCATCAAACTCAATCTTAAATCTTGAATGTCGAGAAGTCTTTATACTTTTGCTTTTCATTGCGTTGTTCCTTTAGTTTATCAAATCCATTAGTTTCTACTACTTGTACCCCTTGTGGTACGTTTTTGGGTACCATGTTCTCTACAAGTTCTTCTTGTGCAGAGTCCTCTACATCATACAACTGCATTTTTGCTCTGTCGATACCCAATACAAAACGCTTGTATTTTGTAGGGTCGTTGTATCGATTTTTCAACTGCTTCACTAGAACTTGATTATGCTGTTCTAGTTCTTCATTTGATATCAGTGCAAACATGAAATCACATGTTGCTGGTAGTCCAAAACTTTCTGAAGTGTCTTCTAGTCCAATATCGGTACTAGAGAACCCTTGTCTCGTAGTCTGTGTAGCAGAGATGATAGGAACATTATGCTCTACTGCTAGACCTCGCAATTCTTCTGCGATTGATTTGATAATAGTATAGGAGTTCTGTGATGCTCCTGCTTTGAAACGCTGAGATGCACAGATGTTGAGATAGTCAATAAAGATAGCATCAGGTTTGAAACTTTTCTTTAGTGCTAGTTCATTTATCAGCGCATCAAAATGACCTTTGTGTGCGGTCGCTGTAGGGTATTCTTTGACAATCAATTTGCCGTGTGTTTCTTTTTGTAAAGATGCAATCTTCTTGTCAAACATACTCTTTGGTAGTTCGCTCAATGTCTGAATATCTAAGTTCAGTAGATTAGCATCAATACGTTCAGCAATACGCTCTTCTGCCATCTCCATAGTGATGTAAAGGACATTCTTTCCATGCATCATATAGTTTGCGGCAAGGTGGCACATAAATAAGGATTTTCCAACGCCCGTACCTGCTAGTGCCACATTGAGTGTTTTGCTTGGTAGACCACCTTTTGTAATCAAGTCAAAGTACTTGAGATTGAAAGGTATCTTTTCTTCTTTTGTGTGATAGAAATCAAATCTCTCATCTGATTGTTCAAAATAGTCATGACCAACATTAGGGTCAAATGACACAGAGAGAGCATCAGATAGTAGAGAAGGAAGAGCATCTGGTGACCGTTGCTTGTCCTTCCCCTCTACTATCTGAATGCCTTCTACGATGGCATTGTAGATTGCTTTATCTTTACAGAATTTCTCGGTGATATCAATCAACCAAGCATTATCTGCAGACTGCTCATTGAGACTATTTATTAGTTCAACCGCAGATTTAAATTCAGGTTCAGGAACATTGTGTGCTTCATTAAGAGAAATAATGATTTGTTCTGTGGTAGGTAGTTTATTATATTTGGTAATTGCATTGTATATCTCTGCAAATACCAGTTTCTCTGAACTATCATGAAAGTACTCAGGTTTCAAGAACGGCATAACTTTTCTTACGAATTCTTCATTCAGTAATAGGTTAGATAATATTGTTGTTTCAATCCGTGCCGTTTGCATATACTAATTCACCTGCTTCTATTTGTTTTTCCATTTGGTCGACAATGATATCACCTATGATACTGGTGATATCATTTTCAATTTCAATCGACTTTTTATTCTCAAGTATCTCGTACTTAAATCGCATTGCTCTATGACCTGTCTCATCAGGTTTACTAAACTGAATACGACCGACTTGATACACGATACCTGCATACTTACCTTCATCGATACGAGTGGCGATGAAAGTCTCTTTTTTAACGTGACTATACTTCACCACCATATGTAAACTTCTCCTTAGCAAATGCGTCTAGTTTTTGCATCACTTCTTCAGTGAAATACTTTTCTGGATCAGATAAGATTTGCTTACCATATAGTTTAGCACCATCAGGTAATTCAATACGAGTTGCAACTTTCTTAAAGATACCTGCTTCTTCTGCAAGTTCAAGTAGACCGTACCAACGACTTAGACCACCTTTGTATTTCAGTGATACATCAACCATAGAGTTTTCTTTAGTCAATCGTGACTTGTTCAGTTTACAGTGAATGATGTTACCTACAACTTCTGTTCCTTCTTTGTCTTTTTTCTTAGACAAGAACACGATAGTTGATGCGGCGTATTGAAGACCTGACCCACCGCCCATAACTTTCTGAGGAAACATAGTACCCATCTGGTCATAAGTGTGATTAGTGACGACCATAGGTACTTTTGCTTTACCTAGTTTTAGCGTCAATACTCTGAATGCCGCTTTGACTAGTTGTGACCTAGTCATATCTCTTGTCTCTTTACCATCTGCGGTATCTTCGATTTCTTTCGTTGTCGATAGCATACCAAGACTATCAAGCACAAACATCAGAGGTTGTCTATCTTCTTCTTTCTGTTCAAGATACTTGTCAGCAATACGAATTGCTTCAGTTCTAAACTCTTGCACAGTTGTAACAGGCATCATTACAATACGATTACCATCGATGCCTCGCTCTTCAATCATATCTTTTGTCAATGCACTCTCAGTCTCAAAGTAAACTACTCCAGCATCTGGATTAGCATCTAAGAAACTTTTACACAGACCGAGAGCAAAGAAGGTTTTTCCAGTTGCGGATTCCCCTGCGATTGCTGTAATCTTGTTAGCAGGTAAACCACCGTAGATGCTACCACTTAACAGTGCATTGAAGATATAAGAACCACTGTCAATAAAAGTAGAAACATCACCTGCTTCTACGCCATCTGCGACAACGCCAGCAAACTCGTTCTTACTCTCTTTGACAATATCTTTTAAAAAACTATTCATAATATCTCCTATAATTAATATTCACTATACTACAGTTTACATTGAATGTCAAGGTAATTTATCATAAGGATGGGCAGGACTGATATATTTGTGTATCATCTCAATTTCATCATGATATTCTGCAATTATCTTTAGTTCTTTTTCAATTTCTTCTAGTATATCACCATGCTCACCAATGCCTACTGCGTTACGCATGAGAATTTTTACATTCATAGCATGTTTGTCAATATGACCTTGAGCATGAGTAATAAGTGCATTTTTGATTTCTTCTTCCATATCTATCTCCTATCCAAAAAAATCTTCTAATGTTGCAATCTTTTCTAACTGCCAATTGATACTCTCTGCAATAAATCGTAGAGGTTCTAAAAATGCTTTCGTAAATTGCATCTCATAGTCAATATACTTATGCATGTCAAACTCTTCGGGAAGAGTTGCTAGAAAAGAAATAATGTTTTCGCCAATAGGGTTTGGCATCTTACAGTGAATGAACTTGATTTTTTCACCATCTTTAATTTGAGCATAACGATTAGTTATCTTCTTATTGCGTACAAGTTCATTATACATCAGCGCACCACGAACATGCATGGGCGTACCTTTCGTATAGATTTTGATATCAGACTTGTACTTTTCAACACCATTCACCGAGCGAGGAAAAGCAATCTCTTCTGGCGGTAGTGAGTTGAATTCTGTTCTTGCATTCTCAATGAATTCTAGAAGGTCATCATTCGAACCATTCACAATAACTTTGATAGCATCTTTCAACATCACACGCACAGGTGCAGGCGTTGAAGACTTGACAACCTCTAACCCCATAATCTTGAGTTTTGGTTCATCATACTGCACACCTTCAGAATTGTGTACATTCAAAACGTATCGTTTCTTTGCAGTCCAGATGCCTCTGTCAGCGATTACTTCACGCTTCATGAACATCTTCTGCTCATATGCATTCATATAGTCAGCAAGGTCTTTATAACTCTTATCAATAAAAGGTTCAAGTTTCTCGTTAGCAACTCGGTCAAGAAACTTAACAATTCGCTCTTTCGATACACCACCCTCGTCTTTCGATAAGTGGACTCTCTCGCCAAACACTTGACTAACAAGTCCGCTAAGATTAAGGTAAACCGAATCCGTATCGCTTGCAATGACATAATTTTCTCCATCAGTCTTTAGTAATTTGTTAAAGTATTTATTCAGTGCTTCTTCAATCCATCGAATAGACAACTGACCAGAGAGTGTGATGCCCTCTGCTTGTCGAATGTCAAAGTATCTAAAGTACTGATTACCTAACGCACCATAAGCAGAGTTTAGTGCAATCTTCTTTGCAAGTTGAATGTTGCCATATCTTGCAATATCTCTCTGCAAGTCAGATTTCTTTGTAATCTCATATTCTTGCTCTGCTTCAAGCATCTTCTTCTTATAGAACTTTCTACTCTCATAGAGTTCTTCCATCATAGCAGGTAGAAACCCTTGAAAGTCTGTTCTGAAACATTGACCATTTGCCGACATACAAAGATTGTTTTCTTTCAAGTGAGAAGTGTCGAGTTTCTTTGCTAGAAGTTCATCTACACTACATTGTACTCTCTCATCAACAATAGTATCAGGTGAAATGTTATACTGCATAATCAAGTGAGGATACAGAGAGTTCAAATCAAAAGAAACAACCCAATCATGCTGACCGATAGTAGGGTCTTTCACATATGCACCAGCATATGCTTCATTCTTGTAATTCATTTTCTTTGGCGGAATGACAATACCTTTCTTACGCAAAGTATTATAGATGAGCATATCCCAACAACGAACCTGCGAGAATACATCTTCATAGTTTACGCGAAAGTCATACGCCATCGTCAACTGCAAGTCAATCAAACCAAGTTTGTCTTCTAATTGTGCAACAAGTTCAACGTCACGAATGTTGTAGTCAACAAACTTATCCCAGTCTTGTTCATAGAAGTCTTTGAAGTTTTGATACTCAGAGTGGTCAAGTTTCTCAGAACCAAGTTCAACATTTGCAATATGTGCAAGTGCAAAACTCTCATAACCAATACCACGATACTTGCGAAACAGTTCTAGATAGTCAATGCCAGCAATACCAAAAATATCATAGTATTGTTGCTCTCTACCTTGAATAGTAATCTTACCACCTTTGACAATCTTCCAGGGAGAGATAAGACGAACTTTCTCTTCACCGAGAAGTCTTTCGATGCGATTGACAATGTATGGAATATCAAAGAAGCGAGTGTTCCAACCAGTGATAACATCAGGTTTATAATCATTTAGAAACGCGATGAAGTCACTCAACATAGTTCGCTCATCAGTGAAAGTTCGATAGTCTACATCTCTATTGCTACCGTGATATTCTTTGAGACCCCATGTAGTCAACTTCTTAGTCAGACTATCTCGCACAGTGATGAGCAAGATTTGTTCATTAGCAGTTTGAATGTTTGGGAAACCATACTCTGTAGAAGTCTCAATGTCGAGTGACAGAATAGAGATTTGATTAGTGTCAAAGTCAATCTCATCTTTATCTACAAAGTTGTCAGATATCCACTGATAGAGATATTGCGTCTGACCATAGATTTTGAAGTTCTCAACATCTCTGTACTGGTCAAGAAACTCTCTTGCTTCTTTGACACCGCCAGGTTTGAATTCATCGACATACTCACCCTCAATAGTCTTGTACTTTGTGGGTTTGTTTGCTTTTAAGAATAGTGTGGGTGAAAAGTCTTTATGTCTTTGCATAACACGTTGACCATCATGACCTACACCACGAACTAGAATGTTGTTACCCCATTGCTGGACGTTTGTATAGAACTTCAATATATTGCCTCATCATTTATCATCACACTATTATGCGCCATAATGTGTGATTTGTCAACAGTTTTATGCGCGTAAAAGTGTCTTTTACCCCTTTAGAAATGCACTGGTATCAAGTTTCTTATTAGGAATAACAAGTCCACTACCAAAGTTTTGATTATAACTATTGAGAAGTTCTGTTGTTGGTTCTGCAATATACATTACGCTAGGTTTAGAAACTGCAATTGGTTTATCTGTGAAAGAGTCCCAAGGACCCATCTGAACTTGAACTTGATTTCCTTGTCCAGGAGCAAGCATAACAATAGCAGGTTTTTCTACTGTGATTGTATCCTCATCTTCACTCTTTACTTTAGCGATAATTTGTTCACCATTAATCATTTTAATTAGAGTTACATCACTCATCATTTTTTTCCTCTTCATCAATCATCACTTTACGCAAAGCACTAATAGAACCAACAAGAGAATTTGCTTCTGCTTCAAGTTGAACTTGTGCTTGTTTCATATTGGTGATTTGTTCTTTACGCTTTTGAAGTTGAACTTCATATTCTTCAATGGCGTCTTCAATTTTATTCTTTGCTACATTCATTTTTTCAAGTTTCTCAGTTACAGGTTTATTCATCATATACTCCTAATAAAATGAGCAGTTTTTACACATGCTCAGGTGATGCCCTCCGAAGGATTATTTAATTTCAATCTTCTTAGGTAGTTTCTCTTCAGGAATGATACGTTCAAGTTCAACTCTCAACATACCATCTTTTAGTTCTGCGCTGTTGACAACAACCTCATCTGCAAGAGTAAACTTTCTAGTAAACGAGCGATTAGAAATACCTTTCCAAATCGACAGCGTATCTTTAGCATCTTCTTGTTTTTTAGATTTGATTGTTAGACAACCTTCTGCAAAATCAATTTCAATATCATCTTTACTGTAACCAGCAAGTGCCATCTCAATGGTATATTTGTAACCATCTTCAGCATCTTTGACAATATTGTAAGGCGGGAATCCTGAGGATTCTGCCTGATGTGTCGCATAGTCCCACAACCTATTAAAGGTGTGGTCGAATCCAACAGCATATGGGGTTAAAAGATTTTGGTCAAACGACTGTAGCGCCGACCTTAGTGTCGTTAAATTAGTCATGTTTTTATCTCCTATTAAGCAAGACTTTATTTTTTATAGAAGACCCAACTGAGGCGTCTTCACATTATATATAGTCATCAATTTCATAATATCAAGTGCTTTACATGCACAAATCTTCATATTTGCCAGAGTGTAGTCTATGTTGAGACATATCACCGACAATAGAAGGTCTATACCAGAAAACTTTTCTAAACCAACTAAGCATCTATTTTTTTCTTTCCTATGTTGTATTTAGTTTCAAGTATCCATTCATTTTTTTCTTTGAATGCAATTACTTTAATTTGAGATAAGGGTGCTTGGTCAGCAATCTTATCTTCAGCGACTACAGAAATTAATCCCCAATCTTTCAAAAGTTTTACAATGGTATTTCTACGCTCTTGGTCTTCTTGTGAAAAATTTGTTTGCTTGCCATCTAAACCGAACAACTCTTTAAAGTGTACGATAAAGTATCTACCTTGCTTATGCAAGATATGACAAGACTGATATAATTTCTTGTCTTTCTTTGACGCAATTCCCATGCGAGAAAGTGTCTCTCTAATTTTTAGAAAATCATCAGGTTGAGACAGCGTAACCTCAACCATATTTTCAACTGTCCAATCATTCATTTTACTCCACCTTTATTGTCTATCTTCTTTTTAATAGTATCAATTTGTTGATTGGAAAGGACTGACAAAGCGGCAATTGCTTTAGGGTAGGAGTAATTGTAGTATGCTCGTACATAATCTAACTCTTCACTCTTATTCGCCTTCTGCCATTTATCAAATCGCTTTCGCTTACTTATACTATTTAGTAAAAAGTCAAATTGTAACTTTTTAGACAGGTGATGACGCTGGTTCATCTCGTTTGCTTGAAGCACAGTATCAATACCCATGCTTAAAGCGCGATTGACAATAAAGGGATTGTAATCTTTTTCTGTAATATCATCTACAATCATATCTTCTTTTGTATATGATATTGCTTTTACATAATCAAATGGTGTACTCATAATTTAAAATCCGGTTTCACTCTATTGAAGTATACTTGACTGTATCTCCAATTATCGACCCACTCACTGTGGTCTTCCATATATGCACCATGCCAGTACCAACTAGGATAAATGATAGTTCTGTTCTTTTTACCTGTAATCACTTCAACTAGTTCTGCATTCTTCGATATATCACACCGAATGTCTATAACTTCATCTTGCTCG